CGGCTTTCATGGACAAGTTTAATAAGCTCAAACTCACAGTCGGTGAAATTGATCTTAAAGAAGCTGATGAGAATGGCTTTGCACTTTTTGGAAAAGTTGTTTTTGCTGGACACACAGTAAGGCTAATGACTTTGATCGAAGATTATATTGACCCTGCTGATAATTCAACACTTAAACCATACATCAATACAAACAATGTTGTTTTTATCGGTTCAGGTGATTACAGAATACATCATGCCGGTGTTGATGTGATCAAGGATATCGGAATGGGTGCTTTCAGTAGCTTTATTCCTGCGAACGGAAACATCAAAAGCATCGGAGCCAGAGAAGCAAGCTCACTTTATGTAAGAACCTTCACTGATGAAAATGCAAGCTCAGTTTTTCTTGAAGCTTCAAAGTTTCCGCTTTATATTCCGCACACTTCAAACACTTTTGGATGTATGAAGGTGCTCGCATAGGAGGTAGATGATGAAAGTGATTGTAAAAGCTGATGTTTTCAGGTATAGAGGAAAGAATATAGCAAAAGGGAGCGAGATAGAGCTTCCTGATGATCTTGCAACGGCAAACCTTAAACTTGGAACAGTAGAGCTGGAAGTTAAGAAAAAAAAGCCTGTTGAAGAAGTTGAGAAAAAAAAGGTAGTGAAAACACCAAAAGCCTCAAACAAAAAACCTGAAAAGAAAAAGGATAAATAATGAGTGGAGCGTTGCAGAAACTTATGCGTTCAGATGCACAGAAAATAGTATCAAGTGGAGGATTCCAAACAGATATCCTTTTTACTGATCTTTCTGGAAATACTGAAACCGTTAAAGGAGCTGCAACGCTTCATAGTACCATTTTTGATGCTGAGACCGGACTTCCTGCAAAAGGGAAAAACGGTCATGTGACAGTTTATGGCGGTGATTTCAAAACTCTTGATATTTATGGAAATGAAAAGGATATTAATGAGATCGCTATGGCAAATTGGAGCATATCTTTTGAATGGATAGACGGGAAAAGATGGAAGTTTAAAGCTGAACAAGTTACGCCCTCTTATTCTTTTGATCTCGTTACAATAGAGCTTGGAGATGCGAAGTGATAAATCAGATCATACCTAAATCTAAACTTGAGATAATCAAGGATAGAATAAAGCTGATAATCACGAATGAAATGACAGCTCAAAAAGTTCTTGCGACCGCCTCAGCCGTTGCTGATGATATTGCATATAAAGAAATGTTGGAAACTTTCTGGAATGGTGATAACCTGAACATATTCAAAGACAGATTTCAGGAATTACAATCAGAAGAATACAACGCTATAATTATTAATCCTTTAGAGGAACGTGACGAAAATGGAACTCTAAGGATCACCAAACCGGAAAGCACATTTGCAATCGACTTTCTGGCAAGGGCAAAATCAGATGACAATAAAAGAGGTGATGAAGCTGTAAACGAGTTGCTGCAAAGAGTGTCTGGAGTTATCAGAATGGTTTTCTTGACTGCTACATATATGCGGTTAGGATTTGATACAACAGATAAATTTATCAGACGGCAAAACATAACCAGCAGAAAATTTTACGTTCCAAACAGTAACGATTCAGATCATGTAAGCGGCGTGACCTTAACTTTACAAGTCGATTATGATGAAGAGATAATTCAGAGCGTTCCAGTAATTTTAAAAGGGAACGATACTATTTTGTCAGACATTTTTAATATTAACACAGATACGGAGGAATAAATGACACAGCTAAATAGAGCTGCAGGCAGTTCTTACGATCAGGGGTTTAAGGATCTGACTTCGGGAGCTTTAGCACTTCCGCAGAAAGTGACGTTTATGACTCCGATTGCAACAGCAAAAGCGGCATCATTCACAGACTGGGACAAACCGCACACGATAACAAGTTTAGCTCAGTTTTATAGCCTTTTCGGAGTATGTCCAGGCTATTACGCAGCAAGAATTTTTAAACCCATTAACGGCGGTGGAATCGGCACAGCACCGCTTATTGTGTATCCGGTAGAAGATCTGGCAGGGGCAGCCGCAGCCGCTGGATCAATAACACCGACCGGAACAGCTGATGCAAATGGTACTCATACGATCATTTTCAAGGGCAGGAAAAGCATAGACGGTAGAAAAGCCAGTTTTGCAGTAACTAAAGACGACACACCAGCCGTTATAGTTGATTCAATGGTGGCTGCTATTCAAGGTCTTCTTTCAGCTCCGGTATCAGCAGCAGACGACACAACAAAAGCTGACATAACCGCAAAATGGAAAGGCACTACAGGAAACGAGATTTCACTTTCTATTGATGATGGTGGTGAAGATTGTGGCGTATCATATGCAATTGTGAATCCTACGAGCGGTTCAACATCACCGGTTATTTCAACTTCACTTGATGATTTTGGTGGTGACTGGAAAACAATGCTTTGCAATATCGGCGGTTCAGCTGATTTTGATGCACTTGAAGCTAAAAACGGAATGCCGGATATTGATACAGGCGGTTCAGGTCTATGGCAGGGAACAACCATGAAACCCTTTGTTGCGGTAACTGGTTCAGTCTCAGCAGTTCCGGCAACTTTGAAAGCTCTCATGTCAGCAAGAAAAAATGATCTTACTAATTCAGTTTTTACAGCTCCAAATTGTCCTAATTATACTTGGGAAGTTGCGGCTAATGTAATTACTGTTGCAATCGGTGTTTGGAATAAATCACCTCATCTTGGAATAAAAGGGCGTTCATTGCCTGATCTTTCAGATCCTACAGGTGGGACAATTGGGACGATGGTTGACTATGCTGTAAGAGATGATCTTGTTTCAAACGGCTGCTCAACTTGTACTTATAACGAATCTGATGGGTATGTTATTGAAGATTTTGTGACTTTCAGAAGACCTGATGATCAGAATCCGCTTGCTATTGATTTCAGTTATGTTCGTGATGTCGTTGGTGTTGATTTCAATGTTGCTTATAACTATAAGTTCAGAGAAGAAAGAGACCTTACAGGAAAAACAATTGCAAATGATGATGATTCTATAAATGTAACCGGAGTTATTAAACCTAAAGACTGGAAAGCGGAATGTTTTGATCTTATTGATGATCTTGTAACCGCAGCACTTGTAACTGATTCAGCATACACCAAGGAAAGCTTGACGGTGCTTCTTTCGGGAACTGATCCCCAGAGAATAAACACGGTATTTCCTTATAAGCGGTCAGGAATAGCAAGGAAAACCGCAACAAAAGCCTACGCAGGCTTTAATTTTGGGGAGGTGTAAAAATGGCTAGCGGAGATCTTTTAACCGTAAAATTCAATCATCCAACGGTTGGAGCAAGAGAATACAACGTGAAAGGCGGTGAAAATGCCGATCAGGACTTAGGCGGATATTCCGCTGAGCTTATCGTTAATGGACTTGGAAACGGCCACAAATCCCTTTCCAGAAAACCTTGGAGCCTTGAAAGTGTAATGCTTGAAATAGAATCCAAAGGTGATCAGGAGTTTTTACAGAGTTTAGCTGACTCGCCTGATCTTGGAGTAATCACATGGAGCCATATAAACGGCTCAGTCTATAAGGGAAAGGGAACCGTTACAGGCGACCTTAAACACGGACTGAAAGACGGATACGCTAATGTAACGTTGCAGGGCGTTGCAAAAGCAGAGCAGATTATATAATTAAAGCAGGGAGAACAACATGGAAAAGAAACAAGAAGGACTTGATGAAGCTATTCAGGCGTTCAAGGAATGGCTTTATAATTTCAGAAAAGTAAAGCCGTCAATGATCGCAAGTGATCAGAGCTATTTGGATGAAATTGAAATCATTGCAGAAAAAGTACTTGATAAAACAATTGAGATACAGGAAAACGGTGAGCTTAAAATTCATCTTGCATTTCCTTTAGGCAAAGACGAGCAGATAAAAAATCTTGTTTTTAAATCGAGGATAAAAGCCGGTGAAGTTGCAAAAGCATATCTAAAAGTAAAGCCAGGAGACGGTACAGGACACAAAAACGCATTGATAGCCGTTGCAAGTGGCAACCTGAAAGAAATCATTGACGAACTCGACACAGCTGATCAGGCTCTTTTATCGAAACTTATGAATTATTATTATTTATACTAGGCGATAGGAAGGTACGAATAGATGAAGAAATCAACGGCATTGTTTTTGCTGTCGCCAGTTCTTTTAGGGCAATGCCGTGCAGTATTGATCAAATGTTTTGTGATGATTTGGATATGAACGGAATACTTTATTGGTATGGAGGCTTTTTGGATATTAAAGCTGAACTTGAAAGAAACAAGACCGGACAAACAGTTGATATCATAAAAAGTGTTTTCGGAGGGCGTAGAAAGTAAATGGCTACTAAGTTTGCAATTAAAACGGATTTCATAGGAATTGACAAAACATCGCAAGTATTCAGCGATATGTCAAGAAATGGAAAACGTGCTGCAAAGCAAACTGAAACAGCCTTTTCAAAAGCAGGTCGTAAAATCGGCGGTGCTTTTAAAGATTTGGGTAGACACGCTTTTATGGGTCTTACGGCACTTGGAGCTGTAGCAGTCAAAAAATCTATTGATTCTTTTCTTGATTTTGAGTCTGAAATGTTAAACGTTAAAGCAATAACAAAATCAACTCAAGAAGATTATGATAGAATGTCAAAATCAGCGTTAGACATGGCAAAGGATTCAGTTTTTTCGAGTGCTGAAGTTGCAAAGGGTATGAAATTTCTAGGAATTGCAGGATGGAATACAAACAAAATAATTGAAGGTATGCCCGGGCTTTTACAGTTAGCAGCCGCTTCTCAAACTGATCTTGCTTTAACGTCTGATATCCTTTCAGATACAATGACTGCATTCAAAATAAAGGCAAGCGAAGCCGTTCACGTTGCTGATGTATTCGCAGGGGTAGCAACCAGCACTAATACCACAGTTGAACAGCTCGGCGAAGCCATGAAAGATGCAGCCCCAGCCGCTCAGGTTTGGGGAACATCTATTGAAGAAACTTCCGCTATTTTGGGAACAATGGCAAATAACGCAATTAAAGGCGGTCGAGCAGGAACATCATTTAAAAATATTGTTTTAAATTTGGCAAAACCATCAAAACAGGCTTCTAAATGGCTTAGAAAAATGAACATTGAAGTCGCAGACCAGCACGGAAAATTCAGGAAATTAACTGATGTTTTGGCTGATGTTAGTGACGGCGTTAAGAAATTATCACAAAGAGATGCAGCAGCGGCAACAACTGCAATATTTAAGAAAAGGGCTTTTGCTGGCGTAACGTCAATAATTACTCAACAGCGAGGTGAAGTGGATAAGCTGACTGATGCGTTCAAAAATAACACTGATGTTGCAAAAACCATGGCAGAAGTTCAACTCTCAGGTGCTTCCGGGGCTATTAAGAAAATGAATGCAGCGTGGGACGTCATGACTGTTACGATGGTTTCAAAAGTTTCACCAGCATTGCAAGGAATAGCAGAACAATTGACAGGGCTGTTGACAGGTGAAAACCAAGGACAAGCTAAAAAGTTTCAAGATCAGAATATTAAAAATCTGAAAGGTGGTCTAGGAATATCCACAATTCAGTCAACAGGTGCTTTTCAAGGAGATGAGAGTTATCAAGAAGAGTATCAAAGGTATTTAGAAATTAATGATAGATGGATAAAAAATGGTGAAGAGCTGACAAAAAAGGCAGGATCACAACTCTTTGGATCTCAAGATTTTGCGGCTTTTGAAAAGTACCGAAAAGCAACAAAGGATTTTGTAAGCGGTGAAGAGTATAAAAAATTCATGAAAATGACTGAGGTCACCGGTGGGAAAAGTTTTTCAAACATGAACGATGATTTTATGGATAGAGATTTTAAACAGTCGCTTGATATTAACGTCAACTTAGAAAGTGGAACCGTAACAACGAAACCAGTTGAAACACTTGACACAGTTAAAACAAAGATAGAGAATAGTTACAGATCGGAGATGATAAAAGAAGTTAGAAGAGAAACGAACAACGTATTAACAATAAAAGACGAGACTGGAAAGGCTAAAATGTCAGGCGACAAAAGAAGTCCGTACAAACTTGAAAACACAATGGCGGTTCAATGATAAAGCTTTCTGCAAATGATTTAAGATATGGAAATATCGTAATTATTAATGGAAAAATTGCAACAGATCAAACCTTTCATACTATTATCTATATTGCTTTATTTGGTGGGAATATTGAAGCTATTTCAAGAACTGACAAAAACCCTGTAGGCGTGGATAATCTGGATTATTTCGGGAATTTATATCAGCAAGAGCGAGGACTTATACCGTTCAATTCAAGGTTAGAAAAGGCTTTGATGGAAAACGTTATAAATGCAAATAGTACGCAAATATTTCAGTCAAAAATCCTTGAAGATCTTGCTTTTATGAAAACTAAAAAGATGGTAAATGAAATAAAACCAGTTGTTACAATTACAGGAAATGACGAGTTGAAAATAATTATTACTATAACAAAACCAGACAAAACACCTGAAAATTATCAATATTTATGGAGTAGAAAATGAACGGAAATAAGAACACGGCAACACCAGACGGCGGAATAAACAAGGCAGCTGAAAGAACAAAAATCTCAGGCGGTGAAATTGACGGATGTGTTTCAGTTGATATTTCCGCTGTTGATTATGTGCCTACAAAAAAAATAAACGGCGTATTTATCGGAACTGGTGGAGATGTCAAAGTTGATCTTGCGGAGTCTGGGACGGCTATAGTTTTCAAAAACTTAGCTGACGGATCTTTTTTACCTGCACATATAACAAAAATTTATACAGCAGACACAACAGCAAGCGACATCGTAGCATACTGGAGCTAATATGATAATTAACAGCTTAAACATACCTTTTTTAAAAAGAAATAGCTTGTTACCCCCATACCCTGATCTACTCTCGGAGAAATACCTGACCAAAGGCGGTGGTGATATATCCCTTGCTCAGAGCTTCTGTGCTGACTTCCTGAACATAGGATCTGTGATAACATTTGCAGACCTTTCAGGTGTAACTATAACT